GACTTGATGATGATGAACTTGATGATGAAGATGAATTGTTCTTAGAGAAGGACTGTTTGATTTGTCCTCTTCCTCCTGAACCAGTAGAACTTCCACTGCTAGGTGTTCCAGCACTAGACTTTCCAGCACTAGACTTAGCTTTGACACGAGTTGATGCATACCCTGCCTTAGCGTCTGACCCTGCCTTGCTTACAGCACTACCTACTTTCTTAGCAGCACTACCTACCTTATCAGCAGCATTCTTTGCATGACCTGCAGCTTTACCTGCAGCACTACCTACCTTCTGAGCAGCACTACCTACTTTCTTAGCAGCAGATCCAACTTTCTCTGCTCCTGACTTAGCAGCAGATCCAACTTTCTGTGCTCCTGACTTAGCAGCACTTCCCACCTTCTTAGCAACACTACCTGCCTTATCAGCAGCATTCTTTGCATGACCTGCGGCTTGACCTGCTTTGTATGGTACCTTACTTAACCCCTTCTTGACAGCAGAACCTGCACTCTTAAGTGCTGACTTAACCTTATCTGCACGAGAAGGACCAGAAGATGATGAAGATGACTTAGACAGTAATTTCTTACGAGCTAATGAACCTGCATCTCTCTCAGGTTTTTTCTGGGGTGCTTGTACAGCAACATTAGGTAATGCTGAATGCTTTGATGGTGCTTCTGTCAACAACTCTATACCATCAATAGCTTCGAGTGCTTCATGAAGTGAAACTTCATCCAACTCTTCTAATGCTTCTATACACATCGCTTCGAGGTCTTCGAAACTAATTTCATCTATGTAGTCATCATCTAGGTCGATGAACTGCTCTATAAGAGCATCGATAGTCTCTTCACCAAGTCTTTTCTTTTTCTGTGCAGAATATAAACGAGATGCTTGTCCTGCTTTAGACTTTGCCTTCTCTTTATCACCTGCTGCTGCTGCCTTTCCTCTCTCTACATCTGCTTTCTTAGATGCTTTCAGTGCGAGGTCAGCAGAAATTTCATTAATGGTATCTTCTTTGACATGATCAGCAGCCTTATATACTGCCTTGCCTTGCTTATTCTTCACACCTTTCTTATAGTTCTGCCATGCAGGTGTGTTGCCCTTTTTATCAGCGTTAGTAACAGTCATAGCTTCTAACATAGACTGATGTAAGTCCTCAATATCAATGGACTCTTGGACACCAATATCCTCTGCATACTTAGCAGTCTTCTCTCCTTTCTTACCTACTACAATGTAACGACCATCACTTTTACGACCAGTAATAACCATAGACTGCCCACCAGGTGAGATTACTCTACCTATGTTGCGGTCATCAGGTGACTTGCGTTTACTCTTGTTGATCGCTTCCTTCTCTATCGGAAATCCACCATACCCTTCGAAGACTTCTTGGATAGGTGACTCGTCAATGATCTGAGTGATCTTATCAACTGTCTCCTGCATACGTTGGGAGGGAGCTTCTGATGCTCTGTTAACGTGCTTTAGGATTGTCATCTGTTCTTCCATGGTGTAACCCATGAGTTGTGCAGATACTTTAATATCAACCATTGTTCTTAAGTAGGTCCGTAACTATTATTTAGGTGTTGCAGTCTTTCTAAAATCTGAAAACTTAACTCCAAACTTAGTGGTTGCTTGTCCAGGAGTCATATCCTGTAACGCCTGACGATATTTATCTGTTCCGACCTTCCAGTCGTTGCCACTACCGTCATCAGCAGAGAAGTTAGACTGATCTTCTCTGTTCTTACTAGCATCTGTAACCTCTGTCACATGATGTAACCATGTGCGAAACTCATCGCCATAAGAATCCTTAAGGATTACATAGTTACTACCACGGTGAACAATATTACCACGAATACCAGTGTCATCATACTCTACGAGTGTGCCTACAGCAAAAAGATCTTCTTCGATGTAGTGCTCCCTTAATTCTTGTTGATATAACTTAGGTGCGAACAACCAATTCTCCTTCTTAGTCTTTGCTTTCTTCTTAGAAGATTTCTCTGGTGGTGTCATCCCTGCTGCAACGTCTGCCATCATCTGCTTACTATGCTTATATCCACCAGTGCCAGCATGGAATGCGTCATGGTCTCCACTTGTAGCATGTTTACGCAAAGCACTTGCACTAAGTTTCTCCAAAGGATCCTCAGACTTTGGATCTCTAGCACCAGCAGACTTTATATTGATAGACTTAAAGTCATAGTGTACACCATTATACTTGTCAGTTAATTTCTGAAATTCTTTTACACGGTCATCACCAACTACCATAGTAACATGCTCATGTCCCTCATCATTGAGGTCACGCATGATGTCAAATATATTTCTATGTTGCTCAGAGTTTTGGATCGCATCCTTGTGACCCTTAAACATCTTACGCATGTGATCAACCTTTTGGTCAGCACTTAAGGGATTCTTCTTATGATCTTGTGTTCTACTAGGATAGATCCTATAGTTACCAGAGTCACCACCATGTGCCTTAACAGCATCCATAAGTTTACCATGACCTGCATGAGGTGGGTTAAACCTACCGAAAGTTATAGCGACATGCTTATCTGCAGCAAGTTTATCTGCCTTAGTGTTACCCGCAGGCTTCTTCTTAGCAACTGGTTTCTTAGTTGCTTCTGCTTCAGTTATAAAGACGTGAAATGTTAACATTTATCCCCAATTTTTTGCAACAGTGAAGTTAGCACGACTGAACTCTAGTCTATCGACCAGTTTCATAGCAGTACCGTCTTTAATAGCAACGAATCCCTCAGGACTTGTTACACGATACCCATCTTCATCCTCTATGAACGTACCAATGCCTTTAACCTTTTGTAGTTTGCTGATGATGATGTTTTTAGCAGTCATCAAAGCAGTAAAGGCATTCATAGCATTATGTATGGCAGTTTTGTTATTATTTAGGTATTTAATAGTACTCTGTTTCTTTTTATCCCATTGTAACTGAGATTTCTCAGTTTTCTTTTTGGCAATCTCCATATCAAACTTCTCTGTTACAAAGGTAACAAACGATCTAAGCATAACAGCAGAGGATGATGGAACCTTACCACTACGAACCACTTGGTTAAAGTACATCTTAAACAATGCAGTAAACTCAAATGGTTTCTTACCTCCAAGAAGATCAAGGAAGTTTCTGCCCTTAGTTATACCACTTTTAGCAATAACAATCTGTTTATTAAAGTTCTGCTTATCAGATTTAGAAAGGTTAGCAACACCATTCACATTCTGAAAGTCTGAAGAGAACACTGCAACCTTAGAATTACCTTGTAGACCACTAACATCAACACCAAATGAAGCAGACATTTCCGCAACAGACTGACCACTATAACTGGTATGAAATACTATACCAAACGTAGAATCTCCAACCTTCTTACCCATTACTGTATTCTTTTCCACGCAGTATGTGATAGTGTTAGGTTTAAACTTATAACATACCTTACCACACATAGTGGCTGCAGGTGGAGTCTTAGTGTACAAAAGGTCACCCTGCAATACACCAGTAATACCTAGGTCTTTAAATGCATCATAACACTTATGCAATACATCCTTCACTGGACTATCTGAATAGTGAAAATCTATAAAATCATGATCATATCCTATCTTCGGTTGTCCTTTATTAAAGACTGACTTAGTACCAACGAAAAACAGATTTGTTTTAGGGTCAATACCACATACGATAGCGGGTGCACCATCCCATTTAACAGTAACCTTTGTATTATTGCCACCAGTATTACTAAGCATGTCCCGTAGCGACTCTAAAAATTTTATCGCATTACTGCCACCTGCATATCCAGTGTTGATAAGCTCATCTTCTATGTGTTCTAAGTGTGTGTTCTTTGCCATAACTCTATTATACAGCCTGTCTAAGGAAACTGAGATCCCCATCGAGGTCAATGTTAGATCTTGTAACAGAACCAATCTTAAGTGCCATCAAGAATGACCATGCTGGTTTGCTTGCTGAGTTGGTCTTTAATCGTATCCTAATGTAACTGGTTGCAACGTTGGTTCTGAAGCTAGGAGTACCAAAATTTTCGGGGTCACTACCCATATGATATAAACCGTTCCCCTTTATCTGTATGTAATATGTATCCTTAGAATTATAATATTTTTCTACTAATCTTGCTGCAACACCGTTATCAAATTTCTTATCAGGAAACCTAGCCTTATCTAAGTTCCATGCTCTAAGTTTAGAAGCTCTATCATTGCTAGTGACAAATTTACCAGGCACCTGAGCAGGTTGATCCCAATGTGTATTGGCTACATCAAGTATGTTTCTATCTTCAGCAATACCTATCATAACTTTAGCAGCATCTTTCTTAGCAGACTTCTTATTCTTATCAATATAAAATCCCTTAGTAGAATCCCAATCAAAATTCATCTGTGCAAAGTCAGCAGATAACTTCTCCTTTAATTCGAACTTAGTTATCTTACCATAATTATTATCTAATTTGACTTCTATGTCAGCCTTAGCACTGTCAGCACCTGCTGGTGGGTCAACATTAAACTGAGCGTCTACAAGTTTCCGATACACATCTAGTTCGTATGCAAACCCTGCATTTCTAGGAATCTCTGTTAGTTGTGGTGCCTCACCATCATATAATGGTTCTGGATCTGTCCTCGCAGCCATTAAAAAAAGGGTATCTCTACCCTTTATTTATTGTCTTGTGCATCCTCTAATGATTCGATAAGATCTGTAACGTGACAGAGGTTATCAATATTAGCCAACATATCAGCAATATGTTTTGATACATATGGTTTTTCGGATCGTGCTGCGAAGGATAGAGCATTACGGAGAGACTCTTGTGCTTCTCTCAAACTGTACTCTACCTGTTGTGATAGTGCCATGATTGTCATTCCAATGTCTAATGTTACCTGCAATAATAAAACAGTTGGTTATAACCAACTGTACAAAGATAAAGGTTCTGATGATGCAGATAATATCATCATACCTCTTCGTGGTTTGGTCTTGGAAGGATCCCAAAGCATACTTCCAAACTTTCCAGACCTCTTTAATGTGGATCATACCACACTAGGGTCACAATGATTGCTACTATCAATGCAATAGCAATCGCTCCATAAACTAAATGCAATTAAATGTCTCCTTCTTTACGATTTTCTGAGTCTTCGATAGAGAACTCACCACCAGGATATCTGGCAGCAAGTTTAAGTGAGTTGGTATAGAACACATCATCCAAACGAACGTCTAATGCTCTTGCTGCACAAGCAGCATACCATAGTACATCACCCAACTCTTTGATAAGATGCTCTTTGTTAGCATCGTTCCATGGTTTGCCCTGATACTTCATCTTCTTGACGATCTCACAGAACTCACCTGCTTCAGCAGTCAATCCCTGAGAAGCAGTATCTAAACGAGCGATGTCACATCCCTGTTCAGATAGTTGTCTCAGTCGATCAATGTACTGAATCTTATCTTTACTAGCATCAGAACAAGTCTTGTCCTGAAAATCCATATACTTATCCAAGTCTATCTGGAACTTCTTCTCATCCTTTTTCTGGTTCTCTTCCTGTCTGACTTTCTCTGCTGCTTGCCATGCAGTGAAACCTTTCTGTTTAATAAACTCTTCTGGAGTCTTGGGTGTTTCATCAGCAATCTTCTTTGCACCCTCTGCCATATCATCCTTGGCATCCTGTGCAGAATTATTCATATTCTCTGCTACCTTCTGTGCATTGTCAGATGCTGCAGGGTCAAATGGAATAGGACCAGGTACTGAGTCCTTATGGTCATGATCGTGCTTGGTCATATCTTAAATGAATCGAATTTGGTTACTGTCTTAGCAATCTCTAAGACTTCTTCTTCATTACCAGAGTCGGTAAGTTTCTGCTGTTCACAATCATACAGCCTCATCTTGGATCTGTCAATACCTATGACAAATCTCTTGTGAACTGTAGGATCATTATATCTATTCTTTAACTGCTTGACCATTATTTGATTCACACCTTCCAACTCTTCTGTAGAAATAAGGGCAAACATAAGGTCAGCAGTAGCAGGGAGTCCAAAAGACTCAGAGGTGTCAGTAAGGTCCACATCGCTACTACCGTAGCCGCTACGAGTAGTTTGAGTGGCAGATACAATCGGAACGTTCGCCTCAACTGCGAGACCCCTAAGTTCTTCTGCGATTGCTTTGACGAATGTGTATGAATTGACAATTGAGTTTTTATAACGAGAGGATGAACAGATATTAAGGTAGTCTATGAATATAATATCAGGACTGAACCCCTTCTTCATTGCTAACTCATTAAGCAGTGACTTAAAGTGACCTACATGAGCAGATGCTGTGGGGTACTCCTTGATAACAAGACGACCTTGAGTCTTCTTATTTAGTTTATCAATCTTAGTTCTAAACTGTGCCTTACTGAAGAGAGGATCATTGAGTTGTTGGATAGGAACATTAAGTAAGTTAGCATCTATCCTTTCAGCGATCTTTTCTTCTGCCATCTCAAGGGTAATGTAAAGAACGTTCTTACCTTGGAGGAGAGAAGCACTAGCACAATGGCACATGAACAAAGACTTACCCACACCAGTACCTGCAAGAGCAATGTTGAGAGTTTTATTAGGAAGTCCACCCTTTGTAATCTTGTTGAGGAGTTCCAAGTCGAAAGGAATTTTCTCCTCAGTTTTGTGGTAGAAATCGTATCTTTCGTCTGCGTCTTTGATGTAATCGTGTCCAACTGTGTCATCGAAACTTGTACCTAATGCTTCGGACATGATATGTGGAATAGCATCCTTGGTACGAGTCTTATCTTGACCGTCAGCAATCTTGATACTATCCATGAGTGCAAGGTAGATAGCACGTTCCTTACACCACTTCTCTGTTGTGTCTAATAACCAATCTTTATTGTAATGATCTGTATCTATCTTATTATCTAGGAACTCTTCTATCTCCTTAATAATCTCTTCACTTATATCCCTACGCTTCTCCACCTCAATCTTAAGTGCTTGAGGTTCTGGTAATACTGAGTACTCTTCCACATACTCTTGTACAGCAGTGAACAAAACCTTATTGTTAATAGTGTCAAAGTACTCATCCTTAATAAAAGGCATGACCTGCCTACAATAATTCTCATCAAGGATGAGTTTACTGAGGGTGATCTCTTCGATCTTTTGCATTAGAGGTAGTGTAAATAAGTACTGACCACCCACTTGTCATTAGACAGGGGTGCTTTGCCTGAGTGAGGGAACATCCATGTGGGAGGGAAGACTAAGGCACTACCCTCCTTTGGTTGTATGCTGTGATCTATATTATGAAAGCATGTTTCTCCACCTTTGTCAACATCATTAAGATAAAAGAAGAGTGCAAGGAATCTTCTAGCACTATCATGGTTGCCTACATCCACATGTAGATCAAACCTATCATTCCTTTCACACTCATAGTGCTTGAGTTTAACCTGCTCAAATGAATTCTCTACTGGCCAGAAGTCTTTACAGTCAACCTCTGCCATATAGATCTCAGAAAGACGTTTGATATATTGGATCAATTGATTATGAATCTTGACCCATTCTTCCCTAGCACCTTCTTTCTCTATCTCATGGGTAATGTTAAACATATTCCATTGAGGTCTACCCTTCTGCTCCCACCTTTCTAGTTCTGTCTTCTTTCCTAAATCAATTATGTTACGACAGAGACTAGGATCCAATGCCAATGGATAGTGTCTGACATAATCTTTAAGATCCATATCGGAACTCCTTAGCAGCAACTTCATCAAGTGCCTGTAGTACTTCGGGTGTGAAATATTTCTCTGGGTTACCCAAGATCTGTTTAGGATATAGATTTGATTCTCCCATCTTATACCTGTTACCTATTCTTGTAAACACTCCGTGTTTCTCTCCTAACTCTAGGAGACCATAATACTTATCCAATCCTCTCTCATCATAGAATAGTCTTGATTCTATCTTGATGTTCTCCTTAGTGAACCTAGACTTCTTAGTCTCACACTTGATAATGTTACCGATCACATCCTTACCATCTTTCTCTTTGGATTTGCTAAGGTATATGATAGTAGATGCTGCATACTTAAGACCACTGCCACCACCCATCTCTTTCATAGGTACATAAGCACCCACTACATCATAGG